CAAAATGATTAATGCTCCTAAGAGCCAAGCAGAAAAAGATGTAATAGCTCAATTACCTGATGCTATTTTAGAAGCAGCGTCATCTAGAAAATCATACCCATTAGATCCACAAAAGACTATGGTCTATCATTATAAAAAAGATGATTGGCAAAGATGGGCTTTCCCTATGATCTATTCTATTATGGATGATATTACTGTAATTGAGAAGTTAAAACTCGCAGATATGGCAGCATTAGATGGTGCTATTTCTAATATCAGGATTTTTAAACTAGGTAGTCTCGAACATAAAATTGCTCCTACTAAAGCAGCAGCAGCAAAACTAGCCAATATTCTTGGTAACAATGTTGGTGGAGGAACAATGGATTTAGTTTGGGGTCCAGATATTGAATTATTAGAATCTAGAACTAATGTACATCAATTTTTAGGAGAAGCAAAATATACTCCTCATTTAAATTCAGTATACGCTGGCTTAGGTATTCCTCCTACTCTTACTGGAACCTTTGGGGCTGCTGGTACAACAAACAACTTTATTAGTTTGAAAACTTTGACACAAAGATTACAATATGGTAGAGACATGTTAACAGAGTTTTGGGAAAGAGAAATCGCACTAGTTCAAAAAGCTATGGGTTTTAGAGCACCAGCTAAAGTAGAATTTGATAGAATGGATTTATCTAATGAAGAATCAGAAAAAGCTCTACTAATTCAACTAGCAGATCGTAATGTGGTATCAGATGAACTGTTGCAGACTAGATTCGGTTTTGATCCAGACATGGAAAAAACAAGATTAAACAGAGAAGCTAGAGATAGAAAGAAAGACAGAATGGTTGGGAAAGCTAGTCCATATCACGATCCTGAACCGGAAAACGCACTCAAGAAAATCGCTTTGCAAAGCGGAGTTGTTACACCTAGCGAAGTTGGACTAGAACTAGATCCTAAGAAAGAAGGAGAGAAAAGTTCACTCGAAATGCGGGAAAAGCCAAAACCAACAAAGTTGGCAAAAGATTCGCCAGAATCTTTGCCTGGAGAACCGCAGCAAGGACGACCCAAATTATCAAAAGATGCAGAGAAACGAAAAGAACGAACGTTCTCGCCCCAGACAGGAGCATCATTGCAGCTATGGGCTACCGAAGCTCAGGGAAAGATAAGCGAAATTATAAACCCAATATTACTTGATTTCTTTGGAAAAAATAATCTCAGAAGTTTATCTAATGATCAACTAAAAGAGCTTGAAGACGTCAAGAGTAGTATTCTTTTCAATATCAAACCATTCTGCACAATAAATTCTGAAACGATTACGGAAAAATTAAATGACTTAAATTATACACAGTTGACCACTTATAGTGTATGGTTAAGACAGTTGGCCTCACAATTAAATAGGGATTTGTCTGTTGATGATCAAAAGCAGGCAAAGTCTAGTTTTTATTGCACATTGAATAACAAATAGAAGGTACACTTAATGATTATATATCCTCACGAAACTGATGATGGTTTAGCAGAAAAGATATCTGCTTCTAGTACTATTTCTTATGCTTCTATAGTAGAACCATGTGATATTACACAAAGTCAAAAGTCTAAAATAAAAGTAGCTGCATCTGTTAGTGATGCTGATTTATACTATGTTCAGTCTATTTTAGTGAGTTCTTCCTGGAATAGAAATGATGATATTTTTGATAAGGCTGAAGTTTGGGCAGCTAGGGCTACCCCAGAAGATAAGCCTACAAATTTAGAACATGATGAAAATACAATTATTGGTCATATCACATCTAATTGGCCTATTGATACAGAAGGCAAAACTATTGCTGATGATATTGATATGGATAACTTACCAGAAAAATTTCATATTGTTACTGGATCGGTTATTTATAAAGCTTTTAGTAGTCCTGAACTCAAAGACAGGGCAGAAAAATTAATTGCTGAGATCGAAAATGGCACAAAATATGTCAGTATGGAGTGCTATTTCAAGGGTTTTGATTACGGATTAACAAATAAAATTACAGGTGAATATAAAGTTTTAGCTCGTAACGAAGACACAGCTTATCTCACAAAACATCTAAGGGCCTATGGTGGTTCTGGTGAACAAGATCAATATAAACTTGGTAGAGTTTTGAGAAGTATTACATTTAGTGGTAAGGGTTTTGTTGACAAACCAGCAAATCCAGATAGTATAATATTTCAAAGACAATTAATTGACGATTTATTAGAAGAAAAAAATGACAATTTATCGAATTCAGGTGTAGTACATAATAAGCCCATAACTAGCGAAGACACGGAGAATATCATTATGAGTGAAAATATCGAAAAACAAGTTGCAGAAATTAGTGATAAGTTAGACACTGTTGCAGCTAGTTGTGAACATACTGAAGAAGCAAAAACGTTAGCTTCTGAATTAGAGAAAACCAACCAAACCCTAGAGGCAGCTATGAAAGAAAAAGACGAAATGCTCGAAGCCAAGTCTGAGGAGCTAGAAGCTCTCTCCATGAAAATGGATGAAGAGAAAGCTAAGAAAGACGAAGAAATGGCTAAAAAAGAAGAAAAATCAAAGTCTGAGCTTGAAGAAGTATTAGCAAGCAAGACAGAACTCGAAGAAGCTCTTAAAGCCGCACAGACCTCTCTTGAAGAAGCCAACGAAGTTATCGCTGGTTATAAGATGAAGGAAGAAGAACAGGCTAAGAAAGAGAAGATGATGAGTAGAAAAGCCAATTTGGTTGAAGCGGGTCTCGATGACGACGCTGCTTCCGCTGCTGTTGAGAAATTTGAAAGTCTCGACGATGAATCCTTTGAATCTATGACTTCACTTCTTGCTACTATGAAGCCTGCACAGGCTGAAGAAGTAGAAGCTGAAGAAGACGCTGAGGCAAAGATGCCACCAGCTCTTAAAGAAGCTTTAGAAAAGAAGAAGAAAGAAGAAGAAGGCAAGGCTTCAGAATCAGACGAACTTGAAGAAGCTGAATCAGCTTTAGAAGAAGTTGAAGCTGAAGAAACCGTTGATTTGAGCGTCGGAAGTGACGAATCAGAAACAGAATCAGCAGAAGCTAGTGTTCGCGCAGAACTTGTAGAATTTGTAAGTGCTAGACTCGGTAACACCTCAAAATAGGGAGATAAAAACATGGCTCTAAAACCAGATCGTATAGAAACACAAACTGATGTATCATTCTTCTCAGATGCAACTGCTACTCGTGGTGGTGTTGCTTCTGTAAAGTCTGCTGGATCAGGCGTCTCCATGGACGACGCAAGTGCAGTAGTAGAATACACCTCAGCGTTGGGCAGTGCTCATCCTGTAGGTATTCTTCTTAATGATATTGTTGATCTCGACCTTACTCGCCAGCACGTTAACTGGCATAAGGACGAAGTTCAAAAGGGTGGCAAAGTTACTTTGCTACAGGTTGGTCAGATTACTACGAGCAACATCGAAACTGGTGCAGTTCCTGCTGCTGGTTCAGGTGCATTTGTTCATAATAATGGTAATCTTTCGACTTCCGGTGTTGGCATCGGTGCCCACTTGGGTAAGAAGGTCGGAGTATTTTTGAGTAGTAAAGATTCAGACGGCTACGCCAAGGTCGCTATTAACATTGCCTAACTTTAAAAAGGGAGATAATTAACATGTCAGCAGAAACTAAAGCATTTCAACCAACTCCAGAATTGACTGATCTTTTGGTCAAGTCTGGTTCACAGCACAGAGAAACTTCTCTCGCAGCTAATGCAGAATTTGCAAAAGCACTTGAGCAGCCTCTCCGTCAAGGTGTACTTAGTGGTAACATATTAGATGGTATCTTCGAGCCAATTCAGTTGGCCCAGAGTGCTACTCCTGAGTTCCCACTTGATTTCTTAGCCCCAGGTACAGAAAAGGACTTTGTTGCCTATACTGTTCCTAATCATGGCTATATTCCAGAACGTCACGTCGAAGGCGATTACGTCATGGTTCCTACTTTTGATATCGGTGCAAGCATCGACTATCTCTTAAAGTATGCCCGTGATGCTCGTTGGGACGTAGTCGGTCGTGCAATGGAAGTTCTCGAAGCTTCTTTTGTCAAGAAGATGAATGACGATGGATGGCACACGCTGCTTGCAGCTGGTGTTGATCGTAACATCGTTGTTTATGATAGCGATGCAACCAATGGCCAGTTCAGCAAGAGACTTGTTTCTCTTTTAAAGACTGTCATGCGTCGTAACGGTGGTGGCAACTCTGCTAGCAACAACAGAGGCGCTCTCACTGATTTGTATGTCTCTCCTGAAGCTATGGAAGACATTCGTAACTGGGGTGTTGATCAGGTTGATGAGGTTACTCGTCGTGAGATTTATACCGCTGCTGATGGTAGCGTTAACAGAATCTTCGGTGTTAACTTACATGATCTAGACGAACTTGGTGCAGGCCAAGAATACCAGAACTTCTATGCTACTACTTTAGCTGCTGGAATGCCTTCTGGTCACAACACTGAAATTGTTGTTGGTCTTGATCTCCGTAAGAGAGACAGCTTTATCATGCCAGTTCGTGAACCGGTACAGATCTACGAAGACGATACCCTTCATCGTCAGAAGAGAGCTGGTTTTTACGGTTGGGCTGAGCAAGGT